AGTTGTACGGAACATGAATCGTATCGGTATTACAATCATACCACTCTTGAAATTCTTGATAGATTGCGATGGAAGCTAATACAGACTCCTCCGTATCAATCTTATCTAGTGCGTTCATGCGACGAATGATTTCATTACCAAGATAACGACACCGTTCCATTTTAGCATCAAAATCGAGAATATCGTCTAGTGGTTGGTGCATGTTCAATCCTCCGGCATAATAAAGAGCAGTGCCATTGCAACGAGAGAACTGGTTGCAAGAAGTAGCCAATTGAGAGTAGACGGGTCATACATGATAGAGATTACCCTATCAGATAGCCCGAAAACGACCGTGGAGGTCATTAAAAGACTCCATACTAGGAGTTTCAGATTCTTAAAGCTTTCCATCGTTTAATGCCTCCCGAACATAGAATAACACATCAAACAGAGTAGGGCAGCAGCGACCTAAACGCTTGCCATCATTATTATACAGGACAAAAATGGGTTGGTTGAACGCAAGGCGGTGGATAGGGTCGTCGTACATGCGCACAGAACCAACCCGCTTTCCATAGAACCCAACTTCAACATCGTATCGTACTTGACCGTCTAACCAATCATGGCGTAAGATTTTAATTGGAAGACTTTCTGCTGGTGTCATAATGTTTTCTCCTGAACTTCATACTCCTATGATACAGCAAAGGGCTGCTTGTGCAACCCCTTGTAACATTTCTTTACAGCGATAAATTTTTGGAAACTAGCTTCTTTTTGATTTCCCATAGTTTATCAATCAGTCCATTATCTCGTAGAACCTTGAATACCAGATTTGGCGTCGAAAACTCTCCAGCTTCCTCTAAACCAGATTGTCTAAGCTGCTTCAACCTATTAATCATTGACTCAACCGCCTTTAATTCAGGCTTCTTGAGTAAGTCTACAATTTCGTCCTCGTACTTCCTAGCTTTCCTCATGATATTTACTTCATCGGGAGGTGGGTATACGGGCTTAGGCTTCTGAACCCACTTATTCTTTTCAAGAGAATAGATACCCTGCCCAGGATAGCGCTTCTGTTCAGGGTATTCCACATACATCTCTACATTATAGCCAGCGATAAAAATGTCATGGTCTTGCTTCCAGGCGTTTTTGGCTAAACCAGTAAACCGTTCCAGGAATTCCGCTTCATCTTTAGTGTATGCGTCATCCTTCAGAACAATATGAATATCGATGTCAGATTGTGGAGTGTAATTGAAATTACAATTACCACCAATGAACACGATATCTTTCACCTTGTCCTTGGGAATCTTCATGAATTTCAAAAACGCAGCAGCGTTCTGATGCATTTTCAATTGAACATCACCTAAGATTTGTTCGGCATTTTTCCAAATCTTAGGATTCAGTGTTTCATGAAACCTAAGACTTCTTTTTAGATTTTCCAGTAGCATGATTTCTACCTATAGCTTCGATGTATTTATCTCACTGGCCCATGGCACGGATCGGAACACCGAATCGTGGTTATATCGGGCGTTATTAAAAATAGACCAACCGTGTATAACCCAGCTATGAGAGCAGCGATAACAATAATCCTATTCCACTTAACCATAATTTAACCTCCTGTAATGATGAATGGGTGGTCGTTGGGGAATGTGTGGTCGATGATACAAATCGGCTCAGGGCCGGAAGAGCAGTCCCAGGCGACCATCTTATGGGGCCGCTCTCTAAAACCAACCGTGCGGAATAGTTCAGCCACGGCCAGAGTCGGGCGGTATATCCCCTCCAATTCCAAGAGTTTCATTGAGCCGTCGCGCTGTTCATAGGTGATTTCAACCTTGTAGTTCATGATTACACATCCTCATCGGGAACCATGTATGTCCCGATAGAATCTGAATCCGAACGAACTTTCTCCTCTTTCTCTTTCAGCTCGATTCGTTCTCTGTCGATGGTGGGGAATAAAAGTTCTTCGACCGATTCGATTGTGTGCAATATTTTATCTGCTGTTTCTTTCGAGATGGCAGTAGCCTTGTTGACAGCAACTTGAAACATAGTGATTGCACCAACCCAATACTCTTCGAGTAAACGTCTGTTATTAAAGACATACTCTTCTACGCTCTGCGCTTTGATAATACCCTCTCCGATGATTTCGCTCTGCATAATCTGCTTAAGTTCCAGCAGTTCTTTCGATAATTCGGACTCGTCCTCGTTCTTTAACCGGAACCAGATAGAAGCGATAAACTCACCCAACCTGATTTGGCATTCAATGTATGCCACGAGATGATATAAACCTTCCATTAGGGGAGCAGCCCGGTACTGGCGGAACATATCTAACCATTCGGTGTATATGAAAGAGGTAATTTCGGCATATTCAGCCATTGCTGAATACTTTTCAAGAGTTTCCAGGAACATTTCATTTTCTTCGAGTCTGGCCATGTCTTTAATCTCCTATAACGAATGGGATGGACTTGTTAGCTTTTGTTTTTAAGCCGCGTAGGATAATATCGTCATCCTTGAGAAACTTAACACAGTGCTCAAGTGCGAAAAATACTACAGGACTTATTTGGTTCGATATGTACCATCTTACAATGGGTGGATGCTTTTTGCCAACGGTTTGAAATATTTCTTTACAAAACCCTCCCAATGGCTCTAGTTCAGTATCTATGGTGTTCTCCAAATCGGTAGTATCACTGACAAAACGCTCGTATAGCTTTGCTCCGCTTAGGTAGTCTTGCCACCAGACATATTCAACCTTATTATAGATAAAGGGTGCTACCAAAAATTTCACAACTTGCTCGTCATCATATTGCTTGGCGAGTTTGTTGAAAAAGTGGCAGCACCTATTAGCATTGAACTTAGACTCACTACAACGAACAATACCATTATATTTGAAAAAATCGTACTTCTCATCCTTGAAGTGGCGATTTAATGCTAGGTATCTAATGTATGCTGTTATGCCATTCACGGGATTAGCCTCCCCCGGCGACCCTTCAAGAAGTTTAGGCGTCTTGCATCAACCTCAACCTTTTCCCTAAGCTCACCAACAATCAAACTAGATACCGTTTCTATTTCTATCTCTCTTTCCGCGCAATAGGCGCAAATTGCATCGATATAATTGGTGTCGGAACCAACCATACTTCCGATTTCGATTGCAAACTTTTCAGCGGTTAAGAACTTGCTTTCTAGATAATTCAGAACATCTGGCTTCATATACCCTCCTAAGAATTGACCCAATAATACTTCTGTCCAAATTCTGCGCTATATGCCATTATCTTTTGAATATATGCCTTCTTCAGTGGAACATCAAACACCTGAGCATCCTCCATATTTTCCACTGCAATCAATGTAACCAGCTTCTTAATGAGAACGTCAAATCGCTCATAGAACATATAGGCATACGTGGCTTCTTGTATTAAGTAATTTTGAATCCATTGCAATTTCTTTAACTTGGTAGAATTCTTAAAATCGATTACAGCAAGCTCGCCATCCCATTCCGCGATTAAATCATATCTTCCTGCAATTTGCAGTTCATCGGAATAAAGCTGTTGCTCCATACCATAAATTTTACCCATGTGTTTGTCCAATTCTTTCTTGATTGCACTAAACATCAAGGGCAAGTGTTCGTATCCATAATCGTCAGGAATGATATAATCTGTAAGGTAATTTTCCAGGTGAGTGTGTAATTCCGTTCCGCGTAGACCAGAAAGAATCTTCTGACGTTCGGCTGCTTCCAACTCTTCCTTACTCGCTTTAGCTTTCCACCAATTCATATCGTTACGGGTAGCGTAACCTACAACACTTGTCACGCTACCCAACCATAGATTAGATGTAGGAGAACGATAGAATCGTTTATTATCAAAGTAATCAACATCTAACACAATACTTTTATAATCTTCTGAAATTACAAACCCCATCAGCATTTCCTCCAATTTTGGTATCTTAATCGGGCTGTAAGCCCTCGGCATGAATTCTCCCATACAATGGTTTTAACATCTATCCCAGCCAGAACTGCATCATTAATATCTTTAACAGTCATTTCAGGCGGCCAAATAACCACACGTTCACCATCAGCGATGCACTTTTCTATTATACCACAAATTTCAGGATTTCTTGGTTCACAGTCGTAAATTTTAACATAATTTTCGATGCCAAAATCGCTTGGTGTTACAGACGCACCAGCCATTGCTATGGCATTAGGTAAAAACAATGAATCTAATGGACCTTCAACAATGTATACTGTTTTGGTTTTATCCATTCTCTCCAATCCAAAAACTTTTGGATGTTCTTCGAATAGTGTTGTGATGTATCTTAGTCTGCTTTTTGGTTCAAGGGAACGACCTTGGCAACCGAACATGGTACCATCTTCTCTACGCATTGGTATGATGATTCGTGGTTCATCTACTTTAATGCGCTTGAACTCACCTGGTTTGTGTTCATTGACCCAATGCTTATAACCATCGGTGTAATAGAATAATGATAAATCTGGAATTAGCCTAGAAATCAAATATCTCCTCGCCGGATGTTCGATAGGTAATCTATCACATCTCATTGTATCCCGAAGATATTTATCTTTTGAATTTACGAGTGAACCCGTCCTATTAAGACGCTTGGCAATAGTTTTCTGTTTACATCCCGTACTTTCACCACGTTTGAACGAGCCCAGAAGGTAGTCCTTATACAGCATGTTATCAACATCCTGTAATAGCGATTTGAATTTAATGGATGCTTGGCAGTTATGGCAGTGATATACCAAATTGTTATTCTTTCCAGGATAGCAATAACCCCGTGCCTTCTTCTTGTCTGTATGCGAATCTCCACACACAGGGCACGAGAAATTGAAACGCCTATTCCCTTTATCTTTGAAGTTCCTGAGTTGTGGGGATAACCTTAGAAGAAATTCAATATCCTTTTCTACACTCATGGCATTATACCTAACTCTAGAAGCCATTATAGCACAAGCCCAGCACTTGTCAAGTTACAGACTTCCTAAATAATATTGACATCTTTAGTAAGAGAGATTCTTATATGTTAATAGATAACCCATTCGAGAAACTTTTGCAACAGCAACAAGAACGACTTGAGGAAGCTCTTGGAGTCTATGGTGGCTCTCGTCGTCGTGAATCTGCCAAAGAAGCCGACGCAGATTTCCATAGTGCAATGACCGATGGTGTTGCTAACAACGCAGCCAAAAAACTCGCCGACGACAAAGCAGCTAAAGCTCGTGCTGCTAACCCCGACCTCGTTCAAGGTCTTGCTGTTCAGCCTAAAAAGCGCTTGGGTGAAGCTCTTGGAGTCTATGGTGGTTCACGCCGCCGCGAATCTGCCAAAGAAGCCGACGCAGATTTCCATAGTGCAATGACTGATAATGTTGCCAATAACGCAGCCAAAAAACTCGCTGACGACAAAGCAGCTAAAGCTCGCGCCGCCAATCCCGACCTCGTTCAAGGTCTTGCTGTTCAGCCTAAAAAGCGCTTGGGCGAAAGTATGTTTTCTGATTGGAAAAGAGATTTCACTAGTCAGATGGACGAATCAAAGCATCCATATATTGAAGTGATGCCTGAGAAAAAAGTTCAAGCGAAAAATAAAAAAGATATTAAAGAGAGCTTCAACCCGGCTACAATCCTGACAGCATTGACAGAATCAGAAGTAATTACTACTGAGGCTGAGCTAATGGAATTCGTAAGTTTTGTTCTTAACGCATTAGACAACTAAGAGGTATTAAAAAATGTCACATTTCGGAAATTACGACGACCCTTCGCAACAGCCTAAGAATGCAAGACCCGGTAGCGCTATCGATAGTCGCTACATCTATGCATCACGGTCAGGCTGGACATTGCGCCACTTCAAGAACCAAGTTGGTTCGACTTTCTATGATGAAGTTATCGTTGCTTGTGCCTTATACACAGACGATACCTTAGCTACTAGAGTCACTAGAGCATTGAATGGTAGTGGTGCTGGTTATCCTAGTAAGAACGGTGTTTATAGATTAGAAGACCTGGGCGGTGTATTGACTGGTTATAGCGCAGGTGTTAAAAACTTGACTGGTGGAAGTGGTACAGGTGCTACCGCAACGGTAACAATTGGGTACTCTTTAACTATAAGTGCTGCTGGTACTGGTTATACTGATGGCACAAAAACAGTAACTGGCGGTACAGGTACAGGGTTAACGGTTGCTATTACCACCACTGAGGGTGCAATCACAGGTGCAACTATTGTTAACCCAGGAACAGGTTATGCTAGTGGTGACGTTCTAACCGTTGTCGGTGGAACAGATGGTACGGTTACGGTTGTCACGACACTTACAAGTGCAGTTATTACCGCTTACGGTAAAGACTATGCAGATGGCGAGACATTGACGATTGCTGGTGGTTCAGCTACAGTTAAAGCTAGAGTATAACAGAAGGGGTCTGTCATGATATTTGATGAAATTGATTCGGAAAATTACCTAATTTTCGCAGCGGATAATTATTGTAAAGATAGTGAAGGGCAGACCATAGATGATTTCTATAACGACATAGCCCGGTTTGCTTATATAAACCGGGCTTTGAACAAATATAGAAGAACGAATACTCTCAATAAAACACTGGTGCTAAATCACTTGATTGCATTGTATAACGTTTTTGATGATGCTGCAACAGGATTGTTATATCATAAGATAAAGCAGGATAACTGGTCTATACTGCATACGTTCATATATTATCTAGGTAAAGATACGGGTGGCGTTGTCTTGGAAATGGACCATAATATACTCAGTAGTTTGGAGAAAAGAAATGGATGAATTTTTAGAACTATTAAGATCGGTTGAAGTGGAGTACGACTTGCCTTCGGCAATCAGAGAGGAAGCCATCAATACAACGGGTGGTGGATTCGGGTCGTCATCGTCAGCAGAAGGACCGAGCGCCGGTTACGATAAACTGCTTAGGCCGAACAATCCGTTCAAAAGAAGACCTCCGCAGAAAACATTCGATCCGGCAAGTCCGATAAAAAATCCAAGAAGTGGTATCAAGGGAGTTAAAGGATTCTAATGAATACAGAAGAAGTTCTAATAAAGCTAATGGAAAGAGTTGGTAATTTGGAACTTCAAGCCGAAAAAAACAATATTCGAGTTACCCGTATGGCGGAAGATATCATTGCTAACAACACTGATATGAAAGAAATCAAATCTCATATTCACAACGTTGAAAAGAGATTGGATGACTTAAACTCGCAATTATTGTCCGAGATGATAAAAATCAACCAAAGTATTAATGCTTCGCTCGGTTCGCTGGATGAGAAAGCCGATAATAGGCACATCGCATTCAAAGACGACATTAGTACTTTTAAGTTGGAAGTTAAAAATGACATCGCCTCCGTAAAGGAAGTATCGAATATCGCGGCTTTGAAGGGGACTGCCGCACTTGTTTTTATGATGGGGTTATTCACGGTGATGTCACCGGGAATATACAATATGATTTCGCAGCATTTTCAGCAGTCAAATCAGGTCCAACAACAACAAAATAAAAAGCCTTAAGTTGGATTTTGTTGTAAAACATCCAAATCTGGAATGCTCGACATACGATTCTGACGAATTTTGTCGAGCATTTGATCATATCCTACCGGGGCTTTGGCAGGAATAGGCTCTTCCATTTGTTGGTCGGGGTCTAATTTTGCACCAGGAACCTTAAACAACCCAGAGTACGGGTCGATTTGTGCTTGTGGTAGTAACGGTGAGGGTGAGTTACTATCGTCGGTTGCACCGCCTTGTGGGTCAAAGAAAACAATCTCTCCATTGACAGTTTCAGCGACTCTGTTGCCATTTTGGTCAACATATCCACCATGTCCATCCGACTTCAATCCCATTGCGTTAGCACGGTCTTTAGCACCACCAGCAGCAGCGGCAGGGTTTCCTACCGCTTCCATGATTTCAATATAAGTTTTACCGCCTTTCTTGCCACCTTTGGGGTCTTTCTCTCCAGGTCTTCTAGCGGGAGAATCTGTAACCGTCGATTTGGGTTCTTCCCCTGATACTGGAGCATCTCCAATAGAATCGTCATCCAATGACATTGGCTCTAATCTCTCCTGTTTTGAACCACCATCGACAGTCTTTGCTACAACCTTACCAGACTTCGGATCGCGCCATCTACCCCAGCCAGCAGACTCCAGACCACGCTTGTGTGCTTCATCTGAGGCTTTACCCTCGCTCATCGGTTGAGGGCTCTTCCAGTCCACTCCAAAGGCGTATCCGTCGCCATTCATACCAGACTGCCCAAAGCTCATCCAAGGTTCGGGAGCTGACCCAGGTTCGATAGGATTTTTAGGATGGTCGCCAACATTTGTTTTAGGCTTCCCGCCATTCTTTTTCAGTTTCTGCAATTCTGTCTCGATTGTCTTGAAATTTTTCATGAGATACCCCTAGTTCTGATATATTTATGTTTTTGCTAAATACCTCACTATAATGGAACGGGGAGAATGCGCTAGGCAAACTCCCCATTTTTTTATGCAGTGAACGATGGCCGGTCTCGTTTCATACTCTTCAAATCTTTTGTCCGATTTGCGAGTTCTTCCTCGACCTCGGCATATCTGATAGAGTTTTCTCGATAGCCCTGACCAGGGACATCCCGAACAGTCATGATATTTTTAACCATTTCCATATTGAATTTGACGTTCTTAGGTCCGAATCGGTTCTTAGCAATCTTAAATCCAACTTGGTTAAGAAGCTCCAATTCTGCATTACAAATCATGTTGACGATTAAGTCAGCCGTCTGTGAAATACCATGAGATTCGCCAATGTCTTCAATTTCTGGGTCTTCGGAGCGCGAGCCACTTCTGTTGTATTGTGCCGCAGTAATCACTGGTACATTATGCCTCTTGCCAAGTCCACGCATTTCCTCTGCGGTTGCTTGACCTCGCATGAAGAGACTTTCACCCTTGTAACCGATACAACCACAGATGGTTAGATAGTCGATGATTACAACGTCGGGAACAAAGTTACTAAACCGTTTCAAATCGTCGAGATACGTTGAGATATGAGTGCAGTTCGCAGTCCGAGGAGCGTATTCTTTGATGAAAAGTTTACCATTGTTCCTGGCTTTAAGTTTACCAATCTTCTTAAGGAAGTTGTCTTTGCCAAGGTTCTTAATGTCATTGACATCATGATTGAGTAAATTTGCATCAACTCGCACAGCAACAACATCTTCCCCCATCTCAAAACTAACATACACCACATTTTTACCTTGAGTTAGGTAGTGTGCTGCTAGGTGACTTAGACAAATAGATTTACCGCCATTGGTAGGTCCACAAATACAGGTTAAGGTATTCTTTGGTACACCGCCGTTAGTGTAATAATCTAACCAGCTCCACCCAAAATCGAATTTTTCTTCTTCATCATTGTATCTATCGAATCTGCTTTCAGCATCTTCATAATAGTCTTGACCGAGCGATTTATTAAAAGAAATCGACACTGCCTTCGTCATAATGTCTACAATACGAGATGGGTCAGCTCCCTTATCTATCTGCTCTTCTTGTATTTCAATTGCCTCAGCAATGGCATTATAAACCGCTCGTTCCTTGCACCATTTCTCGGTAGTCTCAACCAACCAATCATAATTGTGTTCACCAGGAGTGAATATTTCATCATACTCCTGGAATAAATCAATTTCTTTCTGGTTTAAGGATGAATCCTTATTGAGCATGATACCGATTGCATCTTTACCTGGAAGTGAATTGTACTTGAGAATAAATGTTCGGACTGTATCGAATAATTTCTCTTCAAACCTATCTTGAAAATATTCCTTTTCAATGTAAGGTAGAACGTAGCGGGAGTACCGCTCGTTCGTGCATAGATTTTTAAGAATTACCAATTCAGTCGTCATCGCCTTCATCCTCCGCTTCAGAACCACCACCACCATACTTGAACTTTTCTTTACATACCTCGTCGATAGCTGCAAGCACTTCAGCAGTAAAGAATCGCTCCGGGTCTTTATAGATATGTTTACCGAAGTATGTGCCCTCTGGAGTGACATATCTACCTTGTGATGCTGCTTCCCACAATCCAGCCTCTACAGCCAAATCAGCCAGCCCGTAGTATCTATCCCATCCACGATGGTCGAAGTAGATTTTAACTTGGGCAACTTTACCTTCTCGTGCATGGCGTCCTTTCGTGAGTGCAACGTTGATAATAGCTGCTACGGTTTCTTTACCTTCCTTCTCTGCAGTTTTCGTTAGAGATAGAATACAAGTACAGCAATATTTCAAACCACTACCACCGGATAAAGTTTTAGCGGGACCATATCCACCAACATTATCATACTGGTGATTAGTAACCAACATAGGCCACTGAGCCTCATCCAACATTAGAGTGATGATTCTAAAGACGGACTTTACTGCGCGAGCCCGCGACATATCACCAACTTTCTTGCCTTCTAGTGCGTCTTGAACTTCCTTCTCGCTTGGTAGGTTTCCGAGTGAGTCTAGAAAGAGAGCATACGGGGTTTTTGCCTTTGACTTGTTGTAATTGTCCAGGACTTGAGCCAGCAATATTCTCAAATCTTCAACCGTTTTCGGTCTAAGAATTAATACTCGTTTGTAGTCAATACCACGTTCAATTAGAATTTCTTTCGTGATTGCAGCTTCGGTATCTAAGTAGATTGCCTTAGCGTCTGGGTCCGCATCCAGGAACAATTTAAGAGCATGTAAACAGGCAAAGGTTTTACCTGTTGACGGGTCGCCACCCAAACCAGTAATCATACCGACAGGATAGCCACCAAAGATGGAGCCACTCAGAACAGCATTGAGCAAATAACTACCACTATCAATCCTTCGAATGGTGTCAACTAACTGAACCTTTGTTAAATCCTTACTAACACCTTTTAACAGGTCACTAAAATCCATATTGCTACTCCACTTACTACACTACATTTTAGCACAAACGTCCACGCTTTTCAACCCTCCAGTTAATAACATCACATAACGATTGCACTGGACTCATATAGAACTTATCCCACATCGTACCATAACCCAGAAAGTCTTCTAATTTGAATTCGCTTGGAATATTATCACCGGTATATGCGATTGCATCCAGGCCAGTAGGGTTTGGGTCTTTCAGATATACAACCTTGACGTTATCCCCACTTTCAATAGGACTTAGCTTGCTACTCAAATTATGCTTCTCAAGAAGATGATTGTATAGCAATGAAGCTTTTACATGGAACGGGCAGCCTTTCTTGAAAATCTTCTTAGCATCATAATACTTTTCCATTCCCTTGATATTTCTGGGGCTAGAAATTGTACTAATATCACGAGAGAAGAAGTCCTTCTTGGCCTTCTTAGCGTAAGCCTGTAATTCTTTCTCGCTACCAGTCAGAATCGTATGAATGGATTCCTTAATCATCCCCCTCAATATCTTAGGAGTATTGGTTTGGACACACTGCAAACCCATTACCTTGATTTTAGGTTCTGAGTACATGATACCTTCAGAGTTATAGACATAGATGGCATAGCGCTTCTTAGCAGTCCAGATGCCTCTAGAGCCAATAACCTCACGCTTCATGGATAGAGTTCTTTCGTAAGCATTACAGATATCCATCAATTGATTGAAAATCTTATCCAAGAACGGTGCGATTTTAGCTTTACATAACTCGTCGATGGTTTCTACAATCGTTTCATTGCTCAGCATATCCTCGTCGTGATAAAGCTTTTTGACGATTGCATCAAACGTTACATACAAACTATCCGTATCCGAATAGAAACAATAATCAACATCGGTAGTACCAGCCAGCTTATTAATTGCTATGTTTAATTTCTGCTGAGCCCATCTAATAATCAACTGGCCCATCGAAGTGATAGCAACTGCGTTCTCCGTCTTATAATAACGGAAATACTGGTTTCCTAGGCACCCATACAAACCATTACCGTTGATTTTCTTGGAGTTCTGATAGATATTGAACTTAGAGATGAGGGGTAACAACTTTTCATCCTTTGTCTTTTCATACTCCTCTTCATATCCCAACATTTGTTTTTTGTAACCAGAGCGTTCTTTGAACACCTTGGCGGTAACTCTAGGGATAACACCTTGGTCGGTTTTGGTATATCTTGCGCCATTAGGAGCAATTGTGAAATCCTTATCATCTCCGGTGAATTCACCATCAAGAATCTTTTGTATATCGATATACCCCGAATACTCCATGCCAATGAATGTTTCAGGAGAGACGTTCAGAAGCCTGATGATGCTGGGATATAGGGAAGTCATGTCAAAAGATACAACCCAGTTGTACAGGCCAGGAATAGGCTCTTTAACATAGGCACCAACAAATTTCTCATCCTTATCAGATACTTCAAACCAAGGTACTACAATGTTTTCTTCCAGGAGCGCTTTATGAATAATCACATCCCATAATCGAACCTGGGACATAGAATCAAGATACAGTGCATGATTATCATACGCATTAAAGTATAGCAGTTTAATGAGTGCTAGCTTATCTTCTAGCATCGTAATCAGTTCGGTATCTCGAATGTTATATTCAACAAATAGCTGCGGGTCTTCGGTGTAGAAGTCTTTGAACGAATCATAGGGATTTTCCAGTTTACCAGCATCCAGCTCCAGGTTAGCAATGAAATCCAGTTTATAACTTTCTTCCCGGTGTGGGCGAATAGAAGGACTCCGGTAAATATCCCGATAATCTAGCGAGGTCACGCCGACAATGGTGTATTCTAAAACAGTTTTACCATATTTGTTTACAACCTCTTTAGAGATGACCTTCTTGAATGGCGATAATGTACACATTGCCTTCTCGCCAAGAACAATTTCAATACGCCTACAGATATATGGAATATCAAACTCATTGCTATTCCATCCAGAAAGAGCATGTGGGTATCTAAGCGTCCACCACTCCAAAAACTTAGTTAGTAAATCTTCCTCATCTTCACACATCACCAAAGAAACATCATCCCTATGGGGAGTATAATCTAGTGTAGTGAATACATTAAAGATTCTAGTATTGAAATCCTGCAGCGTGATGCTTATGATTTGCTCAGGACATTCTAATACGTTAGGTGGGCCAAAATCAGTAGTGGTTTCAATGTCGAACGTCCATAAATCGATTTTTTCTGCATCGTAATGAACTTTCTCGGAATACTCTTCAACTATCCATTGGTATTTCCATCGGTTGAACCCGTGGATTTTCATGTTTTCGTAATCTTTGTATAGTTTAACCTTG